TTTTGAGGTTCTTGTCATAAGTGTAGTCTCTCTTTCGTTTACACCTATACAATAATTCTTAAATAGACATCATTAATGTCGAATATATTAACATGTCACCAATGTATCTGTTAAGCCAATATATTTCTAATTCTCGCAGTCATTACTAGTCCAATATCTGCTACTATAACATCAACTTTATCACCTAAATCAAAATCAACCTTGTATTCGTATGAATCCGTATTCAATCCGAAATTCACATTTTCTTGAATTTGACAATCTGCTAGTTTTTCAATTCCTTTCTGAATAAGTACCTTCTTATATTTATCAAGTGTCACATCATCCCCCATACGCTCAGAACGTGCGTCTACGAATAACTTTTTGATTCTTTCATTCTTATCTATTCTAGCGTCATATTCAACGTATATACGCTCTTCTGATTGTCCTTCGCCACAAATGATTGCATAGTTCTTGTATTTACTTGAGTCAATCATAACGTCCGGTTCTTCAATGTTTCCAAACTCTGTAGAGAATGTGACAAAGTTGTTTCCATCTGCGTTGTTCTGAGTTAAGTCACGACCACGATATAACACGAATGTGAACGTACTCGATACATAGTCATATTCTATACGGAACGACAATTCTAACGGATATAACAACTCATAAAGCTTCTCGTCAAGGTTTGCTCCTGTTTCTTGAAAATCTACTCTATCGGTAATGGATTCATCATATCTATATCCCATTTTCCATGAGCAATACTTGTCTAATAGCTTTTTGACCACATCAACAATTTTTCCGCTACTTGAGAATGTAGGATAAATACAATCATCTGCTAGAATCTTTTCAAAGAAAGAACCTTTTAATAGCATTTGTTTCGTGTTGTTTGAAACGGAATAATGCGGTATTTCTACAATTCCTAACTCTTTATCCTCAGTTGAATAAATATATTTGATATTGCTCGAATACTGCCCTATATCAATATAAATCTCGAAATCTCCTGTTTCATAATATCGCCGATTCCACTGCACATTATAAGGTGCTAGATGTGTAACGATATTGAAATCTTTATCTAATCCAAAATAAGACATACTATAAACCTAAATACCTTTCATTGTAGTAAACCGTACAAGCTAGGTTCGTATCTCCATTGTCTGCCGTATATCCTATGATATTCTCACCCAACTGAATCGTCATATCATTGAATGATGATGTTCTATCAACTTTTCCGATACAATTCACACCATTCTTTTTGATTGATATAGGCTCAGAAACTAAATCAATTTCTAACACATCACCATTGTGTAGCGTATCTAATACACGAATATATTTATCTTTATTGAATAGTTTCGGATTTGTTACCTCTCCAAATGCTTCAATAACGGCTCTACAATATGTTTCTGTATCGCCTTGATTATCAATATAGATTTCTCTAGCGAATGTAAATGTTCCAAAGTTCACACCTGTTTCCGGTATCTCAAAATTGAATGCCAAACCTTCACCAATTTCTGCAATATTCCTTGCGAAATCATCAAATGAAAGCAATAAAGGTTGTGTGCATAAAATCGTAAAGTTAAGCTCTAAATCTTTGTAGATGTTAACTGTAGGCAAGCTATACGCATATAAACGACCTCTACAATATTTCTTTTCTCCCATGTACTCAACTATCACATCAAATACATGAGAATATTGGAAGAAGCGCCGTAGCTTCTCCCTTTCTTCTCTTTTTTCTTCTAGTGAGCCTTTAAAGGTAGCTTTCACGCTTCTTTCTTTTGTGGGAATACGTGAACCGATTAATCTAGCACCATTCCCAAATGCATTGTCTTGAGTTGTGTATGAAGGTGCTACATAATCGAATCCATCTAAACCATCACTAGATGGTATTCTCCATCTTTTATTATCAATTTCAAATTCTTTGCCATCATCCCTACGGACAATAACTCTTACTTTATTGATATCTATTGAACTACACCTCCATATCCATATCTTGCTTGCATACGTAACATTCTAGCAATTTCATCCGGACTTTGAACTTTATTGTAGAAGTTGATAGTCTGTCCGTTGTTATTTGTTGTTACGCTAGGCATGATTTGAGCCATATCTTTAGCGACGGCACGAATCCACGCTTTATTTTTTTCTAATGGTACGACTGCTTCTGCACCATTACCTTCTAGCAAGCCAATTTGACCACGTTTTAATACACCACCACGCTCTAGCCTAGGGATTCTTCCAATGTGTACACCGGGAATCTTATTGATGATACCGATAGCGCCATTAATGCCACCTATAACGCCATTTACGAAGCCTTTTACACTTCCGACTAACGATTGTACTGCTCCTTCAATTCCACCAAATACACCACTTACAAATCCTTTTAAACCGCTCCATGAATTCTGTATTCCTTGTAGAACATTTGAAATTTTATTCCCTACATTATCCATTACACCTTGAACTTTAGACCAAATACCATTGAATACATCAGAAACCGTAGATTTGATATTATTGAAATATTTATTGATATTGTCAATAACGCCTTTAACTTTATCTCCGACTCTGTTCATTGTATCTTGAATCTTGCTCCAAATATTGTTTATGATATCCGAAACCGTCTTAAATAAATTGCTTACGAATCCAATAATCGCAGTAACTACTTCACTAACCTTACTCCAAATATTCTGAGCAACCGTTAATATTACAGACCAAATATTCGCTACAATTGTAGCTACAATTTGAACAATAGGCATGATAAATCCTAGTATTGTTGCAATAGACGTTCCTACATATGTTACAACCATAGTTATAAATGAAATGATTCCACTTACCACACTTCCAACTACTTGAAGGATAGATGTTATTACAGGAGTCATACCGATAACTGTTTGAATAATCTTCTTAATGATTGCTAGAATCGGTGGTCCTACAACGCTAAGAATCTTTTGAGCTTGGTTAACAACATTTTGAATTGCGTTACCTATTTTACTTAAGATTTCTTTTGCAATAGGTTCAAGAGCAACTTTCATTTCGTCAATCGCTTTTCTAACTTCATCAAAAGCAGGAGCTAACACCTCTGAAACTTGACTTGTCAATTCTGTAATTCCACTTGTATCAATCTTGCTTAATACATTTGAAATTACATCACCAACTTTAGCAAATCCTTGTTGAATACTTTGTATAGCTACTGTAATCAATCCAATGATACCTGCAAGAATAGGAGTAATAAGTTCGCCTATTGGAGTAAATGAATCAAGAAATGTACGCCCTAAGCCACTTAAAGCGTTCTTTAAGCCACCATTTGCGATATCTTTAACTTTATCCATTGCCCCTTCTACGTCTTTATATTTATTCCCTACTGTCGTTAAGGACTGAATGAATCCGGCGTTGAAATCTTCTCCCATTGTGCCGAAAGCCGTTGCAGATTTATTCAACTTTTCTTGTTCATTTGTAGTCTTTGAAATATCTTCTACAATCGCATTCACAACATCTTTTTGAGTTGCTCTTCCTTCTTGCCATGCCTTAAATACATCTTGTGTTTTGGTATCAAAACTATCTAAAGCTCCTTCAATAGTTCCATCAACTAACCGTGTGGTAACTTCGTTGATTGCGTCATTAACTTTATCAAGGTTATAAGCTCCACCATCTAATCCATTCTGCATTAATTGGAAATATTCATCTGCCGAATATCCTGCTTGTGCGAATTTACCGGAGTATTCTGAAATGTTGTCGCCTAACTCATCTGATTTGTTTAAACCATTCTGAGCACCTGTAGCCATAAGGTCGAAAGCTTCTTGAGAAGTGATTCCGAATTGCTTCATTAATTGTTGAGCACCTCTAAGAGTTTCATTCTCATCCATATCGAATGTATCTCTTAAAGTTAATAAATCCTCGGTCACGTTCTTTAGGTCAACATCACTTATGCCTTGCATTTGTTGCTTGACTCTGCCCATCATATCGGCAACATCTGAAACATCTTCACCGAAATTGTTTGACCAAACATCACGAGCAATGTTTTTAAATTTGCTCATTTCATTGCTTGAAGCACCTGTTTGAGCTTGAAATTTAGCCATAGCGTCATCTAATTCTGTAGCTTGGTTAACACCTGTCTTAATTGCTAATGCCATTCCACCGATAGCTCCTGCTATGGCAGTAACACCAACAACACCTCCTACGCCTAATCCTGTTAGGGTTTCAGTGATTGCAGTAGCTTCCGGACTGATATTCTGAATCTTTCCTAATAGTCCATCAAATCCACCTTGAATTGATTCTAAGGCACTGTTTCCTACTTTTTTAAATACATCAAATTTAGAACCTGTTTCTTGCGTTTCTGTTTGTGTATTCTTTTGCTCTTCGTTTAAATCTTTAAGTTTATCTTTAATCTTTGGTGGTGCTTTTGAACCATCAGAACCTAACTTGTCGATTGCTTTTGAAGTTTCTTTGATAGCATTTGTAGCTCCACTTGTGACTTCATGAACGGATTTCATTCCATTCTCTAGACCACTTGTATCAATCTTTGTATCAAACTTTAATGTTCCGTCTGATATTCAATTTGCCACCTCCTTTTCTAAACATCAAAATATGAATCGAATTCATCTTTCATTTCTTGTTCCTCTATTGTTAACTCGATTGGGAAAGACCATGCTTCTTTTGCTCTTTGATATGCTTTATCCTGTGTATCATTCTTTGAAGGCTTTTCATACCCTCTAACACTCTTTGCATATCCCCATAAAGTTGAATCACCTACAATATTGTTTGATAATGCTAGAAACTTATGCCAGTGCATATCGCATTCAGTTAAATCAATGCCGTAAAGTTGCATAAAAGCCGAATAAATATATTCACCATCTTGTACATAATCTAATGTCTTAACGCCTGTAGAATCACTTCTAGGCGTACTAGAAGGGTTGTATAGGAATTGCTCTAACTCTTTTAAAATATGCTTATCTATGATAGGTGGTTCATCTACAAATAAATAAGAACAATCTACTTCATCAACAACATGATTGTTGAATCGCTCTAATTCTTCATAGAATCTTATCCATAATCGAAAGTCTGTATTTAATAAAATAGGCTCGCCATCTAGCGATTGTATGCTATTTGGCAAGCCTTTTATGCGTAAATCAATCATTTCTTCGCCGAAATGCTAGAAACAGTTTTGCTTGCGTCAAGAAATTGCTTCATTCCATTTGTTCCGAATGTTGTTTTTAATTTCTTTTCTAACTGTTCAACCGTTTTCTTTGAATATTCATCATCAATCAAATTGACAATATACAATACTTCCATCAAATCAACTTGTTCAAAGTCTGCACTTCCTAACATGCTTTCAATTTGTTCATCTGTTAATACTGTTTTCAGATAGTCGAATTTAGCTCGATATGCTTCTTCATGCGTTGTGTGAAATGCGTTACAAGCGTCCTCTGCTTTTAATACCTCAATTGTTTTAGGTGGGATTTCATACTGTTTCCCTTCATACGTGATTTTATTCATGATTTACCTCTTCTTTCTTTATACTTCTGATGTGCCTTCTGTAAATGTTACTGCTCCATCTGCTACCCTTGCAGTACCGACACGAATGTCGCTTGCAAAGTTAATGTTGAAGTTGATTTTTGAATCAACACCACTTAATGTGTCGAAAATTAATTTAGCGTCAACTTCCCACGCTTTATAGCCTTTAGTTTTGTCTCCGTCAAACATAAATACAAGTAAAGCTTTTGTATTTACTTCTTCATTGTTTGGCACGGATTTCATCATTTGTTCGTAAATGTATTCAAAGTCATCTTCGCCTTTAATCATTGTTAAATCTTGCGAAATCTGAGGTGAATAACTCTTTAATGATTCTGTTGGATTCTTATCTGCGATAAAGTCATACGTTTCAGTTTCACTATTGAATGAAATATCTAAAGTTGTAGACTTTTTAATTCGCTTGTAACCTTCTCCCATTTGTAAGAACAATCCAATCATATACTTCTTGACTGTCTGTCCTGTAGTTACTTCAGTTCCTTGAGTTGCTATTAATTAAGCTCCTTTCTGTATTTAATTTGAATAGTCAACGCATATACTGCTTGATTATCCTCATTTGTGTATAGATATAAACCACTTGAAACGGAAACATCATCACAATGTCTGTTTCCGTCTAGTTGTGGTGATTCTCCGCTTAAATTCTTTTCGTCAATCCATTTTTCTAATTCTTCTAGAAAAACATTGTTATCTTGTCTTTCTGATTCAATTTGTGTATTCCTACGTGCTAGAAACGTGTAGTATTCAGTACGCATTTGAGAACCATCAATGTATGTATTTACAATTGCGTTAGGTTCTTTATACAACGCATAAGAGATAGCTTGTTGCGCTAAAACATCCGTTTCAATACGTTCATCTATCTGTATATTTCCGTAGCCATAAAGCCATTGAATCAACGCTTTTGATACTGTCATTCACTACCTCCTATCATTTTTTGCGCTTTCTTTAAGATTGTCTCTGCTCCACCATTTCGCATAGATTTTTTAAACCAATGGTCTGATTTACCGCCAACGAAATGAGCATTCTCTTTGTTGTAATACCACCGTCTAGCATAAGGTGCACTTGGTCCACCTTGTTTTACTAATCCACTACCAATTTGTGTTAATCGTGTAGCCGAGTTAATTAATGCTCCTGTGTCTCTAGGCGTATAAGGGGTCATAAGCCTAATAACTTCAGAATCAATCATTTGTTGCACTCGTCCACGTTCTTCAAGTCCTCTTGATTGTTTAATTTGGGGAATTGATTCAACATCAAGTTTGACTTTCATTCCTATTGACCGACAACCTCCCAATGCTTCAACATATCGACATTCGTACAATCTGTTACGCTTTGAACGGTTGTCCATTTGTATTTCTTTTTTGCTTCGTTGATTGATTTAATACTAGATAAATCTTCTTTTACCTCTCCAAAGAATACAAAATCTGTCTTATCTGTATTTAATGTGAAGTGCTTTTGTTTCTCATCATTTGAAAGTTTTGCATATGCGTAAGGTTCAACATATCCCTCACGATATAGAATGGTAATATTTGTGGATGTGGCTATGCTCAGAATATTACCATTTGCAGTCCTAACTGTTGATTGTCTCCACATACATTTATCAAGTATATAAGCTTGAAACCTATCTTCTCTTGTCAATGTATCATAGTAGTGATTTACAAGCGTGATTGAATCTTCAAAGAAACCTGTCATAATGCAATCCATCTTTCTTTCATTAAATCTGTATCGCCTAACCAAAAGGCGATAATATCCTCAAGCGTGTTCCTTTTATCCGTGTGCGAAGTGTTTATAAAGCTTTTGGAATATCCACCATTTGAGATACTTGATACACCATCAATTGAATCTTGAAAGATTACATTGTTTAATACATCGCAAATACAATCTTTTAAAGTGCTTTCGTTCTGTTCGTTAATAGAATCAACATTCACATACTTTAATACCATTGCTTCTGCTTTGTAAGAATACTGATTGAATTGATTTTCATCAAATTTAGGAAAATGGGAATTGTAATATTCCCAATCTAAAATGTTGTTCATTTTACAACCCCCTTTTTATGCTATTTTTCTTTTTGAGGTTTAGCTTCCTCTTTTTTTGTTTTAGGTTTACCTTTTTTAGGCTTTTCAACTTTAGAAGGATAACCCCATCCGATTTCTTTCGCCATTACTTAGCACTAGCAGATAAGTAAATACCTGCTACCTTATTTTGGTATACATCAACGATTCCATATTTACGATATTTCAATACATCTGAATCTGATTCGATGTTATTGCTTGCAGGAATCACATTTGAAACAGTGTGTTTATCCCATTTCATTACGGCAGGTTTGTGAACAATTAAGAAGTTGATTGCGTGTCCATCCTCTGCCTTTTCGTATCCGCCCTCTAACTCTGTATCTTTTCCACTCAACAATTTAATTTTTGTATAGAATCGTGTTGAAGGTACAGGAACAATTTTTGCAAATCCTTGTAAAGCTTCACGTGATTTGTATGTATCTAATGCTTTAACGCTATTTAATAATGTTGGTGTTGAATATAAGATACGTTGTTCGCTAGGAACTTCATCCTCATCCATTTTAGTGATAGCCGTTAATAATGCACTCAAGAACTCTTCTGCACCTGTATAATCTTCTGAAACCTTTGTGATTCCTGTTGTGCCGGCAATCTTAGCGAATGTGTAAGCGTCTGCTTCCGGTGCAACCTTTGTACGCATTAATTCCGCTCCTGCCATGCCGAATGCAATATTCATTGATTCTGCGTTATCTTGTGTATCAACTGAGATTTTAGTTCCTCTATCATAGTCGAATGTAGCAGTTTTCCATTCTAACTTAACTGAGTTACCTGTATAACCACTGTTTCTATCGTAGTTTCCTAAACCTTTAACAGAAATTTGTGGGTAGATGATTTCTTTTGCGTTTGCTCCTGCTCGTACCATTGTAGCGCTTGCGTTTAAATCACCTGTGACTGAAGCTAACTTATATACCTCATCCAAATTTGAGACATACGTTTTAGCTAATGCAATTTCATTTGGTATTAATTAAATCCTCCTTATTTCTTTTCTGTAGTTAAGCCCATTGCCTGTCGTAACAATAAATCTTCGGCGTTTGGGTTATCTCCTTGCCCACTGCTTCCAACAATATTACCTTTAACACTAGGCTCATTTTGTTTTTCTTCAAACAAGATTGGCTTATTCTCTTTCAAAGTTTTGAAAGCTTTGTCAATGTCATTTGTTTGGTCTTTTGAATTTAGTAAATCATCATAGTTGAATTGTGATTTTGCTAATTCGAAATCTTTACATCCGTATTCTTTAGCTTTTGCGCTTAATACAGAATCAAGATTCATTTTGCTAATTTGAGTTTCGTATGTAGTCTTTTGAGTATCAATATCATTCGTCAATGTATTGATTTTATTTTTCAATTCTTCTACATCAACCCCATCATAGCTTTTCTTGAAATTATCAAACTTTGTTTGAATTTCCTTTGCATTGTTTTCTGCTAAAGATAGCTTATCTTTCTGCTTATCGAACTCTGCAATTGTCTTGTAGTTATCATTTACTAGCTTTGTAATTGATTCCTCTTGTTCTTTGGTTAATTCAATGTTTGATTCTTTTAAAATTTCAATAATATTTTTCATTTTGCCCTCCTAAAGTTATTTATAAACCGAATCTTCTCCGGTATGGCTTTGGCTAACTATATTTTAGCTTGAATAATAGCTCACAATGTGAGCGTTTTAGCCGATTCTAAGCCTATCGTTGTGAACTCTATCTCCCATTTCAGAACTGAAAGCTTTATATACTGCATTTGCGTGTTTTAACTTGACTTTGGCTTCTGTACTGCCTAATCCTTGATTATCTAATAAGATTACTTCCCTTTTTAATGCTCTGATATTTCTTTCTAGTTCTCTTTGATACTGCCTAGCTTCATATCCTTCATATTCTTTTCCTTGGAATGTGAAAGGCTTTGTATCAATATTCTTTAATTGCTCTTTTGTGTAGGCATAAGGCATATCGACATCCCAAACAGGTTGTGCAAAGTGCCTACAACCGTAATCTTTTTCTTCTCCATGCGTTAACTCATACAAACTAGGATATAGTTTCCCTTGCGTGTCGTATCGCTTTCCTTGCCATTTCTTATGACTTGGTCTTGCGTTTGCGTGAGCGTCAAACTCAAATACAGTAACGCCCATATCTTTAGCGCATTTATTGTTAATTTCTTGTGATGATTCTTTTTCTGCGTACTGCATTTGTTGTCTTACCCATACATCCACATTTCTTTTAACGCCTGTATCATATTCAACAATCTTTACGCCACTGTCTGCTAGTTTAGAAATAGCTTTTCTACAAGAATCATCAATTGTGCATTTACCACCTACTACATTTTTAACTTCTTCTTGAACTACCTTTGTAAAGAATACCGGTAGTTTATCTTTACCGATTGCATACGTGTTTGCGTTTGATTTGATATATTTCTTCCAACGCTTTGAAGTGTCATTTTGTAAATCCATTTTGAGCTTCTTTTTGATAGGTTTTCCACTTGCTTCTTTGATTAAATCAAGCGTTCCTTGCTTATTTTCTTCAAAATCCTTTTTTGATTCATTGATTACATCCTTTTTTAGGCTTTTTGATTCTTTTTTTGTAAATTTACGCAAATCTACTAGTGATTTTGCCAATATCTCATTAAATTTTGCGTTTTCTTCGGTGTTTTTCTCTAAAACCTCACGAATTTTATTTGAAATGAATATCATCATTCCTAATTCAAATACACTAGCACGCTTAACGCTTTTTCTTTCTCTTTCCTCAAGCTTTCTTCTTTTTTCAATCTGCTTTTGTAGGCGTTCTTGTTTCCTTTCTTCTTGCCTTTTTTTACGTTCTTGTTCCCTTTGTTCTTCTTCACTTAACATTTATATGCCCTCCTACAGAAAAAGGGCATTTAAGCCCTTTAAAACGCTTTTAAAGCTTATTTAATTAATTCTTTTCTCTGAGTTTCTGTAATCCAACCGATAGAAGCAAACATTTCTAAATCACTTTTTGTAAATAAGCCTAATTCATAATACGATTTAATTAATTCATAACTCATACTACTTCACCCCATTCATTTGAGCTTTTAATTGAGCAATCTGTAACATTAATTGTGCGTTAATCTTTTCTTGCTCAGTCGGTACTGCTTTTGGTTCTTCGATTGTAGGTTTGTCTCCTTCTGCAACCTCAATCACTTTACCTTCTACATATTTGTAGTTATATCTTCCGTGTTCGTCAACCAATCCTTTTTCTAGATATTGGCTTTGAGCATGAGCGTATTTATCTCCTTGACCTTGGTCAATCTCTGTCATTGCTTGAATTTCATCTTGTGATAAGAAAATATCTGAATTAATAGATGTGATGTATCCATCTTGTAAGGATACGTATACTTTATATTCGTTTTCCATAGCTTCTCCTAATAAATCTCTGCGTCTACACTTATTGTCACATCGTTTAAATCTATACCAATTGCAGTATTGTTTAATGATGTATCTACAGGGTTTGTATATACACGTACATATTGATTATTTGCATAACCATTGGTTGTGCTAAACGAAATTTGTTTACCTGTTCCGTTAACTCTAAGAAAAGTTTGCTTGTTATTCCCTTTAAAGATTACATTTCGGCTACTTCGCATATAAACGCCCCTTGAAAAAGGAATATATATAGCGTTATTAGCTCCATAGCCGGCTAATGAACTTTCTAGGACTACATAGAATCTTTGACACTTCAAAATTTCTTCTGCATAATTTGGAGCAATAAATTCCGTAGCTACTTTACCTTGCTCCAATTTGACCCATTTAAGCGTTATGCTAGTTCCTCGATTTAAAAAGATTTTAAACGATTTTGTACTCTTACTTATATGTAAGACATTTAATCCTTGTTTCAATATTACTTGTGAATCATCATCTGCTACCATTGTCACTGTTCCACTTACAGACGTTACATAACACGATAATGTAGAATCGCCCTCCGTCGCATTTTCTAAGTATTGCAAAATATTTCCGGTATCTGAGTATTTATCGCTCTTTACAGTAATTCCTCCACTTGTGCTTGGTGTAACCGTAACATTCCAAATCTTCCATCTATCTACTGAATAACCTTGTTGTTCGTAGCTTGTAGCACCTCTTTGATTGATTTTAAAATCCGCATTAATCAATAAATTCGGATTACTGAATTTTTTTCCTAAATAATTAGCTAGTTGCGATAATAAGCCTTTTTTCAATCCTGCACCATTATGCACAGGCAATAAGCTTGTATCGGTAAAGCTAGGCAATGCGTCTAATTCTGTTACTTGTTTTCCTGGCATGTTATTCCTCCTTGATTTTATATTTCCAATCCTTACCAACTTCTCCACTTGCTACTTCATAAGACCAATCGGCTAAGATTGTATTTCCTTTTTCATCCACTAAATCTTGAGCACTTGTTGCGTTTAGATTTGTGGTAAAGTGGTTATTCATAACCATTTGATTCAATGCGTTATGTGATGTGGTTACAGACTTTATTTTCGAGACAAGCCACTGAATAGAAGCTTTGTCTTTGAATACGAAAGCCATATACTAACCCCACATTGTGTTTAAATCATTTGTAGTAATCGCAGTTAATTCTGACTTCTTAACATATGCCGATAAATCAATATCTGTATTGCCAATCTTTTCATATGTCTTTGTCTCTGAAAGCCAAATATACTCATCATAAATATCTTGCGTTCCGTGTGAATGTGCAACCAAATAAATCACACCATTTGAACCTGTAGCAGGTAAGCTCGTTACCTTTTCATATCTAATAGATGTAATATTACCGACTGCCGAATTAATCAACGATTGTACTTGTGATTGCGTTTGATATCCTTTACCTGTAACGATTGAATTTACTTGCGTAGATGTTTGAAATCCACTGTCATTTGTTAATTGTGATACTTTTGTAGGCACTGAAATATCTACGGCTTTTGAGCTTGGTTCAACTTTTGTACCGTTAACCTTTACAGACTCAATCACGTTAACTTGAGCACCACTTGCGATACCACTTAATTTTTGTTTTTCTGCATTTGTATAGTCGTTTGTCGATAAACCTTTTCCACTTACAACATCAACTTTCCCACCTAATGCAGCTTTAATTTTACTAATTAAAAGCGTTAGTCCACTCTTATCTAAATATTCAATAGCCATTCTTTTTTCCTCCTATAGACTATTCCATAATTCATCTAGTTCGGTTGTTGATACAGATGCTACAGAACCTTCTGCCATAGCGCCAACATCTTCTGGCGTATAAACAGGTCTTGTTTCTGCTTTCGCCCATAAAGGAACGGTAGGGTCTACTTCTTCAACCTCTCCAATGATTTCATTACCATTTAATTTAGGCTTGTTCTTTAGCTTGTTATAATCACTTGTACCTTCAACGAACTTCTCATCTAAGCCTAAAGTTAATGTTTCTTTATCTTCATTGATTTCAATTTGAAGTTTGTCTGATTCATCTTCTATATTCATTTGAATATCTTGCATTAGAATCATGTAATCACTTCCTTATTCAATACTCTATATACCTTTGTTGTCTTGATAGGAGAAGCAATAGCGACTCCTCCTTTTGTAATCATTCTTAATTGAATGTTGCAAGTTCCCTCTTTGAAATTGAGCGTTTCTTCTTGACTTAACAACACTGAAATAACATTCCCTTCAATGTCTAAATCACTTGATTCTTTTTTTAAGATATATCCGTTTTGTTCAAATACCACATAGATATTCTGCATTTCATTTAAATCAATATCATTTATTGTTATTTGAATTGTTGGCGTAGTTCCTTGTCTCATGATTTCACCTTGTAAGTCCAATCTTTACCTACTTCACCTTCATCAACTTCATACGCCCAATCTGCTAGAATCTCATGACCATTCTCATCTACTAATGTTCCATCTTCTGTTAATAGAATCGTAGTGAAATGATTCTCCATAATCATCTTTTCAATATTGGAAATTCTGTTCGATAGCTTTCCTGCCGTATTTGCGTCTAACGTATCTTTTACAGTTTCAAACCAATCATTGAACTCTGTTCTATTTGCATTCATTTCAGATTCATTCTGAGCCTTAATTTCTTTGAATAGCTCCGTTACTTGAGTGAATAAATCCAACGATTGTACACTCTTAATAGCGCTTGTAACTGCTCCACAACGTGTTGAATCTAATCTTGTATCAGTAATATCTGAGCCTTTAACTTCGTTCGAATTGCCTGTTACTGTTACCGTAGCTAATACTAAATCGTAAATAGAATCACTTCTTGTGATTCCATCATTGATATCACTTGCTACTAAGGTAATGTTTCTGTATGCGTCATTATCATTCAATCTAAGAATAATATTGTAGCTTTTAGTAGCGCTATTCTTTTCTAATGTGATGGTTTCGTCATCCCTTTGCCAATAGAATGCTCCGTTAATATTTGCTCGTCCTGCTTTAACTGTTAAGGTTAAGCCTTGAGCTTTCTCAACTCTTAAATGGTCTGAACTAGAATCATCTATGAATACGCCATTTGTAAAGTAGCTTGAGAATAATCTTCTGAAAGCGTCATATAGTACTAATCTATCGCCATTTCTTGAGACGAATGGAAAATATGTAGTTGCTATTCTTCGTCATCCCCCTCTCCATCATCTTGAATTTCTTCATTTAATAATTCCGTTGCTTCTTCTTCTGTAAAGCCGTATTGCTTCATGAAGTACATGATTTTTAATCTTGGAATATCAAATGTTAATGCGTCATTTCTTAACGCTTGTGCCGTGCTTTGCTTATCCTCAATGTACGTATCATCATAATCAATAGCAATGTCTAATGAATTGATATTAAGCTTTCTGCCTTGCGTTAATTCATAAAAGTATGCTATTGCTTGAATGATATCTTGAATATATGCAGTAGATTCTTTACGTTGTGAATTTACTTCCTTCATTGCGTCTTGATTTTCGCCGATATATTCTGTAGCCGTTACGATTCTTCCACTCTCAAATGTGTATTTCTTTGTACCGAATCCAAACATCATTGATAAGATACTTAAAGCAGTTTCTAAAGATTGCACAACTTCTTGTGTTCTAACTGTTGGATTGTATTCTTGCCATAAAGCTTTTTCTTCCGGTAGTTTATCTCTACCTAACTGAACGAATATCTTTTTCATTTGTGGATTCATCTTAATCTTTCCATTCTCGTCTTTCTGCATTAATGCTTCATTTACAAGAACGATTTTATCTGACTTCAACAAATCACGATTCCACATTGTCATTGTCAAATCAATTGTTTTTAGTGGAGCAATTGCACTCCAAATCTTCGGCAAGCCGTAACCTTGCATTTGTAGGTTGTTTACCTTTGCGTTTCTCATAATTGCAAAAGGCTTAACCACATCTAATTGAACAATCTGAGCACGGTCTTTTATTTCTTCACCTGTATCTTTGAAGTAATGTGTTTCTGCAATATATCTTTCGTCTTGTCCTTTTAAGAACATGACCATCACATATACTTTTTTTAGTTTCTCATAATTTACGCCAACGAAAGCAACTTCCACAATTTCATCATTAATAACAGTTAATGGAAGGATATTCATTGAATCACAATAGTTGATTCTAATTTCCCCTCCACTGAATGTACCATCTTCATAAATCTCGGCATTTGATACCGTAACATAAGCCCCTACTGTACCATTTGCAGACATTTGCTCAACCTGTTTCCTATACATTACATCAAATCTATTCTTTGTTAGAATATCTGAAATAATGTCATTTGTAGCACTGTCCTCTGTTGCGTTTATATCTAGGATTTCAATAAGGTTTGCATCGTCCTCGCATAAACGCTTTGCAAAGTCTGTCTTGTCTAGCGTGTATTCCTCATTGTTCAAGGTGTATGCCGTATGAAATTCTGTTTCGGTATTTGTATACCACTTGTTGCACAATTCAATAATTTGAATTGCATTTGTATCTACATAATACCCCCTGTCGTTTAGGTAATTCTGAAACCACGGATTACGTGTGTTAGATGTTTCTATTTCTTACCTCCTTAAATCTATATATCCACTATGTGTGATAAATGTGTAGCAGAACGAATCCCAATCATCATTGATATTGTTTACGTTCTCATCTTTTGGAATGTCTTTTTTTTCATCCCATACCAATTCGCTCAATGCGTTTATTAAGTTCTTACAATGTTCTTCTATCTTTAACCTACCTGTAACAAGTAAGCTATCAACCGTTATAGGACGGTCTGCAAGCTCATTTTTTTTGACCGGTGCAATTATACTTCCGTCTAATCCTTCGGCGTAAAAATAAGCTCTAAGTGTGTTTATCAACGTATTAGAAGCACTGTCCGGAAATATCCATTCTACATATCCGTAACATTCAACACAACGCTTATAGAACCTTACAAATGCTTTGCAAAACTTTGTTGCGTCTATGGAATTAGATTTTGCCATGTCTCCTTCGTCAAGTGCCCACATATAATCCCACTCATTTGTAAACCCTGTTAAGTGCCATGAATACTTTGAGCCGTTGTCTCCAAAGTCAACGCCTATGATTAAATGACTGAACCTTTTCCCTTCTTCCTTCATCTTTTCTTTTAGACTCTGATATTTAAATAAATAAGGTTTGCAGTCATTAGCAAAATAAGGGAATACAAGTCCTTCGGCAACCATTCTTTCCCCTAGAATATCTCGCTTGTACCATACTGAATTCATATCATATTTGTTTTTGATTTCTTCTATTCTTTCTTGGCTCATTGTAGCGTTGTCAAAGATATTGAAATGCTCATATCTGTACCAATCTAACCCCATGAATTTATCTATGTAATTCTTATAAATGTCTGCGTTGGGGTTTGATGGGTTTAAATCCCATAATGTAAATGGATGTACGCTTGCAATCTGTCTTGCCATTGCTACCTTGATAAAGCTTGTTCTAGAATCATCACAATCGTAATGCTCATTTATTTCGGTCGCTATCCATCCACCATATGAGTTACCTAATATGCTCTTATATGAATCGGACTTTCCACCACCTGTAAATATCACTATCTTTTCGCCTGTCTTTGTTTGGACAAATAATGCTTCGTTTGATTTGTATTTGCCCCAACGACAACGCCCACGAAAGATATGCTCTAAGCCGAAACCATTGCAGTCACCTATATTTAATTTTGCATTCGGTAAGCTTGACCCACTCGCTAAATGTATTTTATCTTCACATGTTTCTAAATACATTGAAAAGATTATGCAGTGGTCAATCGTTTTACCACTTCGTACCGCTCCTTCTGCTACACTTCGTTTGTAATTTAGGGCGGTCTTAATATAGTTCTTGTGTTTATCTGAAAATTTCCCCCAAGGAATCGTTCTAGTCATCATTTTAATAAATCTGCCAAAGGTGTTAAGTCCTCAATCTCATGTGTCATTGTTTGTTCAACCTTTTCGGACTGTCCAAGCATTTGTTTACCTAACCAAATAAGCATGGTCGTATTTCCTTTTGAAGCCTTATCGAATTGCATACGTCTTAAGCTTCTTTTTGAGTGGCTTATACCTTTTTTATATGTCTGACAAAACTTTCCATTTCTTAATAATGTTCTTACCGAACATCCTAGAAAATCTGCAATTTCTTCTTGCGTACATCCAATAGAAGCAAGCTTTTCAACCGCTTCATAATCAATCTTTACTCTTGGACGTCCTCCTGCGTGTTTCTCTGCTATTTTAATACCCCCTATAACAATCATATTGATTCAATTGCTTTTTAAGCCTTTGTAATCTTTTTCTTAAATCTCTTTTTCTATATTCTGATGTAGTGTTTTCTAATTCTTCTTCAACGCTTTTCATTTGGCGTAAATGTTCTTCTCTAGACATGTCTTGCTTCTTCTGTTTCAAGTTCTGTAATCTCCTCTGTTCTTTTTAAGAATGTTACTGAATTATCATATTCGTAAATGATGTCATTATTTTCATCAAATCCCACAGGCTTTAGAACCTTTTCAAAAATCTTATAAGGTGATTGTCCTGCTTTTGGTGAATTCCATAAATAATGCAGATAATCTTTCATTGTCATTCCTGCATATTTTGCTCTAGTTTCTGATGTATTTGTATTAAAAACAACCGCTTTGTTACGCTCAAAGTCTAAGAAGTACATATCCTTTTCAATATCTTTCCAATGTACTCTTCCATGTTTCTTTGCAATTTGTAAAGCTCCACTAAAGTTTCCTCTTGAGTAATCCCAGTTCTTGTCTAATGCGCAACAACAACAGTTATTCGAGCATTCTTTAAAGTGTGCGTCTGATACATAGAATCGCATACCTAATTCATCACATAGCTCTTTCATCTTTTGAATGTATTTAGTCTTTACTTTTCTGTTAAGTCTTAAATATCCACTTCCATTTGAATGTTTTCTATAGAAATCTACAATATCAAACCCTGCACATTCACTAATCACATCATAATGCTCCTTAGCTTGTTTAATAGACCTCATTTCTAAGCAAAAGAACTCCGTAGTAACTGCCGTTGCTCCTGCCTTTTTGGCTTCTCTAATTAAATCTAGATAGGTTTTATCTGATACTCCTACAATAAACGGACGCAATCTTAAAGTTGCACCACCTTTTGATAGTTCAGTATATTTTTTCATTGCTTCAAGTCTTTTTCTTGGACTTGGAACACCTACTTCGATTTTTCTTGCGTCCTCTTCATCTAGTGTGATGATACTAAACTTAACATTCCAATTGTCTGCACCTTTGAATAATTCTTGATATTTAGGGTCGTTAAATACCCATGCCGATTTCGTACTAAAACAGATAGGATAGTTAATAGATTTCATATACTTGAGCATTTCATAGGTTTTACCATATTTCTTTTCGTATCCGTCGAATTGGTCTGATAATCCACCATATTGAATAGGTCTTCTGTCTTTAATGTATTTATAGAATTGTGATTTTGTATCTTCTCCACTGAAAATCTTTTTGCATTTCTCAACATTGATACATTTCACATCTTTATTAAGATATGCTTCTTTACTTGCACCAATACCTCTTTGATATTGGCTAAAACAATAAACACATCCAAATGAACAGTTGGAATATGTGTCAAATGTTACCGGTAATGAGCAATCTGCGATTTCTCCTGTCCATCTTGGTGATTGATATGTCTCACTGATTTTATTCACCTTATATCCTCCATTTTCTTTTAATAATTAAGTTATTTCCTCTAATTGTTACCATGTCATCATATTTTCTTTTCAATAAATTTAGATATTGCTTTTGTAGGTTTGTAGTTTTATATATTTCATAATATCCACCTTTTTCTTTTCCCATTCTTGCTTTATTTGCAATAATAGTGTTATTTCTTGCTAAAATTTGTCCTTGTCTTATTAATCTAAGGCATAACTCATAATCATCTAAGATTTTCATTTTTTCATCATATACAATCTTGTTATTTTTTATAATGAAATTAAATCCGCCTTGTAAAAGCGTGTTATATGAATATTGTTCACCTAGCCTATTTAGCTTTGAAATGTTCATTTTATTGTCGGTTGATATTACACCGGCATAATTGATTCCGTTTTTTTGCATAAAATCAAATATCTTTTTAACTTCACGCTCAAAGTTATTTGTCAAATTTATTAAACGTCCACATTTAGTTTCAGAACATTCATACCATTTTTGGAAGCTCCTTATATCATCATCTAACAATAGTATTTTTGAACCATCTTCAAATTGATTTAGGCATGTATTCCTATTGAATGATACATACATCCCTTCTCTTAAAATGATTCTCGCTCGGCTTCCTAAATTCTGTCTGTAAGCTTTATAATCATTTGAATCATTTAAACACACAACGATTCTTTCATCTTCAATTCCACATTCTTTTAATGCGTGATACGTTTTACATTTTGGTCTATGGTAACTAGCTATTGCATAATAGATGTTATTCATTCATTAATTCCTTGATGTCGTAACATACTTTCAATTCAGTTACCTGCAAGAGTTTCTCTAAGAATAGTTGTTCTTCCTCTGTTTCATATGTAATGATTACACGTTGCTTTTTTAACATATCTTCTGAATGTTCGCTAAATGCGTCCATAAGCTCGTTGTCATATCCTTCTGCTTCCATATCCTCAGTTAATGCACTAATTTCAAAATCACCGAATCCGAAATCTCTCATATCGATTCCGTCAATTTCTTCTAGCTCTTCCATTTCTGTCTTTAATGCGTCTAAATCCCACGACGCTTTTTCTGCCGTTTTATTATCTGCAATTCTAAATGCTTTTACTTGCTCATCTGTTAAATCATCTGCAACCACGCAAGGAACAGTTTCTAAGCCTAATTCTTGACTAGCTTTATATCGTGTATGACCTGCAACAATCACTCCATTTTTATCAATAACAATAGGCACTTTGAAACCGAATTCTTCAATAGAATTTTTAACAAATTTCACTGCTCCATCATTGATTCTAGGGTTATTCTCATAAGGCTTTAGCTCATTTAATCTTTTTTCAACAATATTCATATTCTCCTCCTTATTATTAAAAGAACCGAGACAAACGCTCGGTAATATAAAAGCCTAATTGTATGCCATTGTTGGTATTTAATATCTAATTTTGGAAGGACTTACTGATAGGCTTTGTAATCATGGTTGCAGGAGAAGGATTTGCACCATTCGACCTCTAGCTAATAAGACTAGTGAGCTACTACTGCTCTATCCTGCTAAAACAATTATTACATGAAAAAATGCTCACATTGTGAGCACTTTCTTTAAGTTCTTATTTATTTTTCTTGGGATTTCTTCTCTTGCATAACCTACAATATTAGATGTCTTTTCTGCACTGAATCCTTTTATATATCTATACTCAATCATTGTTCGAGTTGTATCATCAAGTTGGCTTAATTTTTCTTTTACATAGTTCATTCTTCTTGCATAATCTGCATGAGCCAAGAATAGCTCGGCTTTTAAAGGATAAATTGCTTCATCCCTTTGTAGCTCTGCTATCTTTTGCTCATAATATGTGTACGATTGGCATTCACACAAGAAGTGTCTCTTAATATCTTCATATGTACTCATGAACTGTATACCTTATACAATCTATCCTTTAATTCGCCAACTTCACTTCTTAATTTCTTGATTTCTTTAGCTTGAGTATGAATTGTTACATTTCTTTCTTTTAAAGTCTGCTCCAATTCAATATTCTTCCTTCCTAGTCTATTGTTTTTAGAAATTAACTCTTTAATCCTTTCTTCGTAATTCATTTCTATTAGTGCCACCTCCTAGAATGGTAAATCATCTGAAGCAATTTGGAAATTGCTTGCGTCATTATATTCTTGTTGTGCAATTTGTTGTGTTAAGCTTGGTTGCGTATATGTGTTTTGAACGCCGTAAGCGTTGCTATTTGCTTGATTTGGATATTGATATGCATTTACATTAGAACTATAATTCTGCCCATTAGAAGTGTTTTTAGGCGGTAATTGTACGTTACTAGCTACAACTTCAGTGATATAAATTCTTTGTCCTTGTTGGTTCTCATAATTTCTAACACTGATTCTTCCTTCAACTGTAACTAAATCACCTTTCTTGCAATACATATTTACGATATCTGCCAATTTATTCCATGCCACACAATTAATAAAATCTGTAGTGTCATTGTATCCATTTACTGCTACCGTAAACTTTGCTACGCTATTTCCATTTTGTGTTTTTGATAATTCGACATCTTTTGTTAGATGTCCTGCTATTACTGCTACATTAATCATTTTTTATTACCTCACAATTCTCTAGAATATCTTTAATTAATTCATTTTTATCCACATTTTTGAAATATCCTTTTTCTTTCAAACTTTTTAATTGATAACAACCATTAAATTTACATCTATCATCGACATGCCTGTATGTATTTATTAAGTCGTATTCAAATTGTGTAAATTTATATTTCGGCTTTTTTCGTTGACTTAACAACCACGTAATCCTATCTTTACTACAATCTTTCTTTTTAAATTGACATTTATCGCATGGTACATATAAACACGGCTTAATTTTTCCGTTAACAACGGCAAAATCACTGAATCCTTCTTCTAACAAATCATCGTAATAAAATTCTAGATTTGTTTTTGATTTTTCTTCAAAATGTTTATCTTTTTCTTCAAAATGCTCATTTACTAATTCACGTAAAAGATTTAAGTTGTCGTCAAATCTTCTCGTTTGACTGTTTAAAAAAGTAATACCGTAAAAAGCGTCATTCATTTCTTTTAATGCTTTTTCATATTCTTCTTTTGTTGTCATTAAATCCACCCCAATTCTTCAACCTGTTTGTTAACTGCTTTTAATGTATTGTCAAAAGCACGTTTTTTATACCCTAGCTTTTTAAACATTTCTCTAGCAGTCATCTTTATCTTCCTCCATTAACTTCTGCCCACAGAATGGACAACGAGGGTAATATTTGTTTCCATTATATGTTGGAATAGGTACAACTCCATGCTTGCAAGTTGGACAACATAACATCGAATCGAAACATGGGCCAAACTCAATATCGATAGGTTTCTTAGGCGTTTCTTTGCTCGCTAATTTTTTTAGTGAATCGAAAGCATTATATAAATTGTCTGTATCTGATTCATACTCTCCAACTGTTTCTTCTCCATAACACAATAAAATTTCATTGTTTATTGTTTCAAGCGCTTCTTCATATTCATTCATTTATTTATTTCTCCTTCGATTTTTCTTTATTAACTAACTCTCTAAGTGTAGCCATTGCTTCATATATTTCATTATCACTAGGTAATAATTCTAAATCTTTACGCACCATGTAATAAGTAAGCGTATCAGAAATTGTATTTAATGCTTCTTGATATTTATTCATGTTGTTCCATCTCCATTTTATAAATATTATCTAGCCAAGTTTCACACTCTCTTTTAAAACTGTTGAAATGCTTTTGTGCTATAGTCATAGTTCCACATATTCTTATATATTCCATAGCACGCTTTGGATTTTTCTCTCTCAATTCTTCCCATCTTTCCATGTGCTTTTTAGTCATACGCTTTTATCTCCTTATAAGGCTTTGGTAATGGCATCCAAGCTAAACCTTCAAAATCTATTTCACTATCAAGCTCATAATCATAATCATAGCCTTTACTGATAACGAGCCATCTATCTTGCCATACGTCCTCACCATCACTAACAAGTATTTCCTCATCAACTTCAGGAACTAGACAATCGAGACAAACTGTAACCTCGTCTTTTGGTGGAAATGGAATCCACTCAAGTAAATCTGCTTTATAGACTAACTCCTGTAATGTTCCACATGCGTTCGAATAAAAGTCTTGTAAATATCTCTGAGTGTGATATCCATCACCACTTTCATCTAACACTATATTTCTAATCTTGTTTAAAGCTTCTTGATATTTATTCATTTTCGTTCTCCTGTTCTTTTTAGAATTTCTGCTTCTATAATGTCCATTTTTAATAAATATTCATCGAATCCTTCTACTAGGATGTTGTTATGCATTAATAGCCCGAATGTCTGTAACAATACTTCTGTCTCGCATTTACTTATGTCTCTTTTATATGCTTCTATTCTTTCTTCAATCATCTGTATTTTCTTCTTTCTCTTTTAACCGTTCTTCATATTTATCGGCTATAAATCCATCCATTTCTTGTTTTGTGAACCCTAGATTTAATAGTTCATCTTTATAATTCATTCCGTAATTAAATGAATCTATATCCAAATAGTGCTCTAATGAATAGTTCTCAACATATAACAATCTACAACAATATTCTAGAATGTGTTGCTTATACTGGTCTATTTTTTCGGCTAAATCATTTATTTCTTTTTTTGCTTGTGCAACATCTTCATTGTGTGATTCTTGTTCCTCTTTTAGCTTTCTTTTTAAATACTCGTTATTAGACTTTAACACATCATATGTTTCTAGTGGCATTTGAACAAACGCTTCCATTAAAAATCACTCTCCTGTTCCTTTAGCTTTTTAACAAATTCATCGGTTTCTTTTTTGATTTGCACCATTCTTTTAATCTTTCTCAAACTTGCGTTTTGCTTTTTTCTTAGCTCTTTTTCAATTTTTTCTTGTTCTTTTTTTGAATCATCCTCAAATATTTGATTCCAAACCTTATTTATTTTTTCTTCATACTCTTTTCTTGAAACATACTTAATCGGCTTACCATTAAATGCACTTGGACGCAATGTGAATCCGTACTTTTGTTTTATTTCTTCTAAATCTTTTTCTGTCATTAAGAATAATCCTCCTTTGGCGGTAAGCATCTAACTACTAAACCACTTTGAAGAAAATCTCTAATCATGTCTTCGTATTCTTCTTTTGTAAATTTATTCAAATCAATATCAAATGGTATAATTTTACATCCATATTTCCTATTTATTTTATGATATTCTTCAAATGTCATACTTCCACATCCTCATCTTGTGGCATTTGATGTACTTCAATGTTCTTATATTCTATTTGATTTTGAATTCCATCTAAAACTCTTAAAGCTTTATATTTAGTAGTATATGTACCTAAACTAACGCTTATACCACTTTTGCCACTTAATGTAATCACTGCATATTTAACGCCGTGTTCTTCAACTGCGAAAAAGTCGCAATCCATTAAAATTTTTCCATCTTGGCTTCTAATCCACATATTAATACCCACTTTCTAGTCTTTGATAATTCACTTTGTTTTTATCGCAATATGCTTTATATACATCTTCAATACTGAATCCTAAAAATAAACTAATGAAGATAAGTTTTATAATTCTAAAATTTTTGCACTTTATCAAGCTAACTAATTTATCGGCAAATCCTGTTCGCATTACTTCACTACAACAAACTTTTATTTGGTCGTTAATTCTAGACATTTGTTTTTCATAAATGTAGTCTTTTTTCACAAAATGGTTGCTATGGCTTAATACAAAATGCCAAATATCAACTAATTCTTCTAGAACTTTTTCTTTATCAACCGGTGCTTGTGTATTCTTCCACCAACACCACTCACCTTTTAATTCATGTGTTAATTCACCAATTTCATCGAGTATTGCTATATTCAAGAAATCTTCATTAATTTCTGAGATGTTATGTTCTTTTAAAATTTGCTCATCTAACTTTTCTTGCATTTGTAGCATTATTTTTATCAATTCAACATCATGCTTACTTATGCGGTACATTTCTTTTCGCTCTTTAATACTCATTTCTTTTAATCTTTCTTTGTAATCTTTACTTGTCATGTCTTTTAATCTCTCTTTCTAAATACAATTTATCTAATTTTTCTTTTACAATATCTTCTAATTCTTCAAGTACTGCTATCATTTCATCAATACACTCCATTGCTCCATCTCTGTTGTAATGTTGAGGATGATTGACCATGTTGATTTCATCATCATTTTTTTCTTCTTTAGGTTCGAAATAACTCAACTTTCCAAAAAAAGCTAAACCTCTCTCTTTAACTCTCCATCTGCACACGATACAAGGATGTTCACATTCTGATAAATATTCATATTTGCATTTATTACATTTTTCTTCTTTTTTTGGCTTTAAGTAATCCATTTATTTCACCTCATCAAAATCCGAATAATATTCGGCGCTTACGACTTCACCATATTTTGTTTGTAATTCTACGATTCTTTTTTCTAGCTCTTTGTTTTGATATTCAAGTGTTCTGATTCTTCTTCTGTATTCTTCATACTTGAATATACATTTACAAGCTTTGTCTTGTTCTTCTTGAATCCTTTTTCCTACCATTAGGCTATATAGAAGAAGTGTTGCACCACTTCCACATATAGCTCCACAAATCCAATTAATCATTTAATCCCCTTCTAGCTCTAATTTATCGATTGAAAGTTTCAATTTTTCTGCGTATAGCGTAATGTATATCATTCTATCTAAATCAGTTTCACTTAAATCATAAATATATGATTGTAATTCGCTTGATAGACAGTTTAGTAAAGTCTCTTTATTTATGAAATCATCTGATATTCTTTCAATTCGCTCAGTAAGTTCTGATGTCATTTGTAATACATCTCTTATTCCTTCAAACATCATTTTTTCTTCTTGAGGTTCTTTATACAAAATAGATTTAATACGTTCATTTACTTTATTGTTGATTATGATTAAAGCTTTTATTTTGTTATCCATATTCATTCCCTTTCTACGCTCTTAATATTTCTTTCCTTACTCGTTCCATTTCTTTCTGTACATCTGCATACGATTGATTGCTTTCTTGTACATAGAATTTAGAATCAAGTTTTACAGGATTGTTCTTATTTCTTTTCATCCATTCATCATGTACCCACTTTTGTAGTACTAATGAATGGTTCTTGTATTTCTTTCCGGATGTTTCAATATACTCATCTAATATCTTTATATGCTCATCTAATGAATCACCATATAAATCTAATAGGTGTGTGTGTTCTTTATCTGTAAGTAACACGTGTTGAAATTCTCCGTATTTATGTTTGTGCGTACATACATTAATATTATTTTTATTTAATTCATTTTTAGTTGAATTATTATTTAATTTAATAGGGTTTAGATTTTCTAATTTTAGATTTTCTATTTTTAGATTTTCTATTTTTAGATTTTCTAAATTCCGAGGATTGTCTATTAATGTATATTGCCAATCAACAATTAAATTACCTTCTCTAATAGGTTCACGAATTAAATATCCTTTATTCATTAATTCTTTTAAACCGGAACGAACACTTGATATTCCATCTGTAGCTAATGCTTTAATACTGTTTTCCTTAAAGTCCCAATTATCCGGAAGGCTTAACATTTGGCAAAACAAGCCTTTTGCTTTATAGGATAGTTCTCTATCGTGAAATATTTCATTGTTAACGTGTGTATACCCACTTTGTAGGCTTTTCTTTAGTTCTGCTATTCTAATCACCCCCTAGAATTTCTACCTCTATTCTTGGATTTTGTTTATCTGTAAATACTGAATGATTCACTTGATTAATGTATTTCCTTGAATCATCCTCAAGTATTCCTGTTCTAACTAATGAATCTTGAATGAATTTAGTTGCAAATGTTACGTTATCAATATCACGCCTTGAATTCGGTTCATACCAATTAATATTTAATTTAATTGGGTATTTTTTAACTTCATAAACCTCGCCAAAGTTTACTGCCTGTAAGATATAAGCCATAACTAATCGCTCATTCTTTTTCTTCATTTCTGCTCCTTTGTAACGATTTGTTCTGCAAACATTAATATATTCATTCAATCCATCTAGTTTTCCTTTAATTACAAATTTTATTTTCTTCCACCTTGATTCCTTTATCTAAATAGTATTGAGTGTTGATTCCTAATTGTTCTGCATAATCTAGTATGCAATCAATTAAGACTCCCATTTGCTTTGTGTCCATTTGTGATGAGCCTAGAAACAATCTACAATTTACAAATTCATTTCCATTGTCTCTTATCTCAGTACCCAATATTTGAACCGCTCTAACTCCATGTGCTTGAGCCAACGAATCAACACCATCTTTCAAAACTGAAACATATGTATATAAAGCTTTTGCCATTCTCAAGAATTCGCAATACATATCCCATGTATCGTTATGACTAGCGTTTTCGTTTTCACTTATTTCCTTGATTAATGACCACATAAGCCGATTCTGATTATTCGTACGTAAATGCTTAACAGAATCAATAATCACGCTATATGACCCTTTTTCGAGGGTCTGAGCATAA